ATCATTCCTAACCTCGCGCTTATCTGACTTGACCTTCTGGTCAGTCTTGTGAACTGAAACCTTACGTAGTGCATTTGCCATTTTAATCGACCCTTTCTAGAGGTATAAGTAAGAAGCGAATGTGAGGCAGTTTTCGGATTTTTTCTAGTACACCAATACGTACCCGCATGAAGAGCGGGCAATGAGATTCGAACTCATAGTTGTCATTTGGAAGATGATAACCGAAATTCTATCGACTCGCTTGGAGCGGAGACTAAGCTTTGAGCTTAGATCTTCTCTTGATCAGATGAGATGTTTTTACATTTAAACTATCTCCGCATTGTACGAACATGGGATTGGGATCGCGTTATTGGGCTCTTAACCCTGTTTATTATTAACCATTATAATGTGATAAGCAATGCCCAGTCGGCTCGTATTTAATTTAGAGTCTTTTAACTACAGTGTGATTCTTTTTGCAATATCGACAAGCATATCGTTCACGACCATTTAGTATTATTATAAATTTAGCATCTAGATTGCATCTAATGATCGTGCCAAATTGGCCTTCGCATTCATTCATTTTATTTCCTTATGAAGTGAGTATGTAACGTAAATCGGTGTTGTTAATTATCAGTTAATTTGGTAACCGACTTACTTCGACTCACAAGTGGGTACCTCAGGATTCGAACCTGATCATGCAATAAAGCTTAGTTTCATGTGTTATTCCATATGCATCTGGCACAATCAACAGACTATGACACTTTAAAACACTAGCCAAGCCTACCCTTGATAGGACATGTGATGGGAATCGGTATTTTCGCATAAGATAACCAATTCTCTCCGGCCCTAAGCTCTGTGTCTATCCTAGCAGATCGTGTCTAGGTTGGCAAGGGTTATTTTTCCCAGCGTCCCCAACGATATTTCTTATAATCTTCTACGATCTCTTTAATTGATTTATGTTTGTTTCGCTGTCTAAATTTTTGAAAGTTATCTTGCGCATGTCTTTTGGTTGCCTCGCGTTTAGCCTTACGTTCGATGGCTCTATCATCCCACAACTTGTCTCCCTGCGCAACCCTGTTCCATGCCTTGATATTGGTTTTCTTGGGGGCACGCCAGAAGCGGCCCATCCATACCATATCATGACCACGAGGGCAATGTGGATTCCTCTTTTGAGCAATTCTACATTCTATACAAGCGTATGTTTGCGCCTGTAGTCCCAACACTTTACTTCTCTACCTTCTTGAAAATAGTATATTTGGGATCACGGCATAGATTACCATAGAATCCATTCCTGAGTAATTCGCTCTTAAACCATTGCTTCATCATGCCATCTCTTGGATGCTTAAACTCAACACCAAAATTACCTGAGCCTCTTTGTTTCATTTTAACCCCTTATCTTTTGTACCCCCGGTAGGGCTCGAACCTACGACCCGCTGATTAGTGGAATCGCCAATTATGAATTGGACATTTCTTTACGATTCCTTCGGAATTCTTGAGCATAGATGTTTTTGAGAGGCTTGCAAAGATCACATCTGCAATTTCTTTTTCCAGTTTTACCTTCACCATGACCAACAGCATTATCTATCATGTCTGTTTTGAATTTATGGCAAGGCTTGCACCTTAGAACACATTTTGTAATCTCTAACCAAAGCTTTTTCTCTGCCATGCTTGTGAAAGCCTTAGCCACATTAAATGACTTATCTTCCGGATTTACATGGTCAAATTCAATTTGCTCTGTGCTTCCACAGTCTACACATTTGCTACCCAAAACTTCTATTGCTTTGGATCTGCGTCTGTGGTATCTGTCCAACATATATGCCCTCATATACTCATTACTATTTGCCATAGAATGAGTATAGCACAGAATTCTTAATTAAGAAAGTCAGCTGCTGCTTCCATCTGAGCTACGGAGGCAAGGGCTTTCACCCCTATTTGCCTATCTTTCTCCACCTTGATGCATTTTTAATTTTTCCTTTTGATAGTTGCATTGCTCTATCTCTTATATCAGGCGCATCAAACCAACAGTTATATCTTTCCTCTTTTACTTTACTGCCCAGAGTAACAGTGATAACATAAGTATATCCATATGCACCCTTGCCAGTATTGATTGTTTTCATTTTCTACCCTTACACTCTTTTTCTTTATGATATTTAATCATCGCGTCAAGTGTTGATTGTCTGTCTGAACTTCTTCTATAGTTACATTTAGGACATACCCATCTTACAAATCCCACGTACCCCCGGTTGGAATCGAACCAACGTCCACGGATTAAGAGTCCATTGCTAATCCCCTCAGCTACGGAGGCATGAAGACTTTCTCTCAACAAGATCACAAATGCGCGCTTTCGATGTGTTGAAGAGTTGAAGGGGTTTACACATTTACCCAACCTGGATAGATACTAATAATTTTGAACTTGTGAAGTCTCTCAATTAGCCTGTCTCCCAACTATCCTTTGTGCTCCCAACCGGAGTTGAACCGGCATCTCTACAATCGCTTAGTAGTGTTTTCTCCACGGGCTTTTACACTAGTAATATTAAACCCTTTATACTATGGGAACATTGGGTGGCGATGCGGAAAATCAGTCTCCCAGACCATCTTTACTCCCGGCGACAATCCGGAACCACCATTTAAATTATTCTACTGGTGTTGCTGCAACTTGATTAAGTTTGGATACTTCAGTTTCAATACTATCAGCCGCCTGTTGTGCATTTGCCAACGCTGCATCTGTGGCTGCTTGAGCATCTGCTAGAGCCTGATTCTGCTGAACATCTTCAGCGTCTTCTGCTACTGCTAGAGCTGCTGCTGCATCTCTTTCGGTTTGAAGAGCAGCCTGCAAATTGGCAATTTGCTGCTGTAGTGGTCCAAGTAGTTGTCCTACCCTTTCTGCTACTGCTGATACTGCTGCCTGTAGATCAGCAACACTCTGATTTAGATCTGCCATTTGATTTTTCACCTCCTGCAATTCGTCTCTTAGCAATTCAAATTTATACACCATGGTGTCTTTGAGATCACTAATAGCCAAACGTAGGGAGCTGCTTGAGTCTGTCAATTACAACCCTCCTTCTTGTGGCTATACTATAATACCACAAAAGGAGTTACTTCAAACTACCAGTCAAACGACCCAGGAAGCTTTTTGGTGATATGAGTATCAACTGATGTGTTATTTCCAAAGCTGAAGCCACAACGTTTACCGTCTCGATAATAATCGTTATCGAACCAGGCGTTATTACTGAAATAACGAGGGCCAGTGATGTCATGTAAGGCATCGCCAATACTATCAGCTAGACCACGAAGGCCTTTAGGATCTCCACCTACTTTTGTCATTGCTGCTTTAAGAAAAATTGCTTCCTCTTCAGTTAGTTCAAGAGTTATTGATTTCTCTTCCACATAAATAGTTTTAGCAATCTTTTTCACAGTCTTTTCTGCTTTAGCCATGTTAGCCTGTTCTACTAATGATCTTTAGATCTCTGAATCCTGCATTTTCAACGAGTAAGTCTGCCATTCCATCTCTTACATCTATATCATGGAACCAACATTCTTTCTTATACCAAATTATGTCTAATTTAAATTCGTAAGAAAGTCCATATTGCGATTGGTTTTTCAAACGACTCATGTGGGGCCACCGGGATTCGAACCCGGATCTGACAAATTAAGAGTTTGCGGTTTTACCAATTGCTACTACAGCCCCATTGAGGCCCGGATAACCTCGTTGCAACCGACGCTGTCACGTTGCCTGACATTTCAAGACCCTCTATTCTGCGTTCTACCGCATCTATTGGATCTTGGCGAATCCGGATTAGAAATGACGACGATTTACCGCCATCATTTCTATGCATATGATCATGCTAAGACGTACGCGTGTGTAGCCCCCTTAGACTCACTGATCTTCTAACCTCTTGCCGTTGCACACGCCCGGACGAGTTCACAGCACTATGCCGCACTGTATTCTATTTCTTAATGAAAAAGAGCCCCTTGCAGGAATCGAACCCACGAATGCACATTACAAGTGTGCCGTTTTACCACTAAAACTAAAAGGGCTAGAACAACAAGTGTGTTTTCCAGTTACTTACTACCTGCCCCTTTTAGAGGTTGGCCCGGAATCGAACCGGGGTTCCTTGTCGTGTCTAGAGTCTAGCATGTTCTATCTGGTCTGTCAACCCATGCTCTTGTCTCTGTCATCATCAGAGAACGATGCTTCCAGTCCTGATCTTGTAGCTGCAATATATCCTGACGCTGCTGCAACTGAATGAGTAATTCCATCTTCAGTTGCACTATATGTCAATGCGCTACCAGCACGAATACCAAACGATTCAGCAGTCAGCACTGCATCCTGATTGGCGCCTAGAAATACAAATTCCCATTTATCAACTTCTTTGTGTGCTACCACTAATCTCTTAACTGTCTCAGCGGAGTATTCACGAGATGAATTCTCCAAGCCGTCTGTCACTGTTACAACGATCACTCTATCAGGTCTGTCTGCTTCTGGCAAGTCCTGAATTTCTCTATCAAGATCTGCGATACCTAGACCCATCGCATCGTGCAACGATGTCATTCCTTCTGTTGTTAGCACTAGTCCATTAAAATCTACCGCATCAACAACAGGTCTAACCTTGACATTATGATTAAATGTCACTAGCTTTACACCAAGTTTCCCTGGCTCAGCCTTTTGAAGGCCCAATAGTTCATCAAAGGCCTGTTGAGATTCTTGCTTAATGCTGCTCATGCTGCCACTCTCATCAACAATAAGCATCAAAATTGTATGATTATTCATTTTACTCCTTGTTCACCACTCATGTAAGTCGTCCCATTCTGTTCCTTCGAAATGCATAATGCCAAAGATATTGAAGACTGCTGCTGCCCAATGGTCTTCACTTTTGTCCCCCATGCGGGCAGACTCAAGATGTCTCATTGCCGCTGAAAGCATCCTTGAGGTGGGCATACCCTTATTCCAATTATGGGGGCCGTACTTCTCTGCCCCCTTAGTCATATTAAGCGCTAGACGTCGTAGAGGCTCTGGTGGGATAAGGTCATAACGTAGTTTGCCATCCTCAGGCTCTCTCATCGCCCCAGAATCAAAGGTCTTTCTTTGACCACCATCTTGTAATTCATAATTCATGAGATTAGAGTAGCACAATCAGCGCGGGTGGAACAACCACAGCAGCTAAAATAAATATAGCGATGAATAGACAGAAGCCTAATGGTTGTGTTGCAAGCTGGATGGCAGTTTCCTTATCATTTTTTGCTCTATCTCTTGTATCTTTTAGGTTTTGCTGTCTTGTTTCAGATTCCTCTAAGAACATAGTCGGCGATGGTCCTTGCTTATTTCCACCCATAATCAATCCATTCTAAATCTGCGCTTTGTATTTTGAATATCAATTGTCCATCAAGGGTGTGCCATACTTTTTTGACATCATCCCAAATAACAGCATTTCCTCTTTTTAGAACACCTGTGGCAATTCCCCTGGTTTTATACAGCCTGTTAATTGGCTTCCACTCTTTCCAATCAACGTTCTTATAGTTAATTCTCCAAACAGATTCACTCATCATCGCTTCCAATAACATATTCTTTATCTAAGATATACTCCTTACCATCAAATTCAGCTTGCCAGTGTTCCATTACGACCCCGCCGAATTTTGGAATCTCTATATGTTTCCAATTGATATGGTGATAGCAAATATCTTTCATTGCTTTTTCTGCTGAAAAGAAGGGTTCGCTTTTATCAACGAACCCCTCATCATCAAAAATAGATACAAACCATACATACATTATCCGCTAATCCTATCTCGACCATTGTATTGTCTGTGCATCTTACAGACCTTCATTGGCTTTCCTTGGAAAATAATATCAAAGATCGCTTTACCTGTGCATCCTTTGCTTCCAGTTCGATAATAACTTCTAGCCAATGATATTGGAAATCTACATTTAGCCACCTTGCACCTCCAATTCATGGAGTCTGGCTATAAATTCTCCATAGCAATGACACGAAAATCTCATGAGCCCACCAGTCTCATCGTCCTCCCATTCGAAATTTTCATCATCCCAATTCATACCACTTGTACGTTCTTCGATGTGTTCACGATAAGCGGAAAAAGCAATGTGAAAATCAGCGAAGGCACTGAGATCAGGTGAGTTATCTTGCGCTAAGACCCAGATGGTTGCCATTTTAATTCAGACTCCTCAATTACTAATTCTTTTCCTTTGTTGAATCTTTTAATTGCATTTCTGCATCTTTTTGCGTATTCAACATCTTGAAATATTTCTCTATACCTAGAGCCATGAGCGCGATACGGAAAGTCACCGTCTACGGTCATGATTCTATAAACCATAAGTCTCATAGTCCATCTCTTTTTGGTGATGTTTTCCAATCAACTTCTGATTCTTGAATGATCAATTCTACGCCTAGATTATAGGCTGCGATGGAGACCTTTAGTAGTTCTGCTTCTCCTCTAGTAAGAAAAATATTTCTATGTGGAGCATATCCGTATTTTAACGGTAGACTTCCGTCTGGTCTAATAACCTTATAAACCATATTATTCATATTATTTCCTTTGATTGAGCAGAGGATGAAGGTACCGCCCCCTCAGGTTTTCAGGCCTGGCAATGCTTTCAAGGCAAATTCGTTCACTTGAACGCCATCCTCCTTACGTAGTCACTCGATACACTCTCAGAACTCCGCTGTAGTGCGCGGTAAATAAAGCATCGCTGGACTAACGGTATATTTCCTACAACTGGAGTTTAATATACAAACTAACACGTTTGGGCAAACCGACTGAAACAGGACTTATCCGTTTGCTTTGAAGCGTCACCCGGCCTTAACATGTTTCATGGATGTCTATTAAAATTAATCGCATCTATCACTACTCCGACCACCAGATTAAGAGTCTGGCTCTTGAACGCAAACGTCTTCACTTGTAATAAATGCAACTGTGGAGAGTAGGGGATTTGAACCCCTGGACCCTCTTTCGAGGATCATCCGCTTAGCAGGCGGACCCTTTAAACCTGACTCGGGCAACTCTCCATGCACCTTACGGTGCTATATTTTAATTTCCAAAAAAGAAACCTATGAAGTTTCCTGATCCTGTTGCAGGAACAGTTAATCCATATGCTAGCGCAACATCATTCCTCGATGGTCCTGGTGCACCAGTTGCTGGATCAGTCAACTGTGTGTCCGCAGGGACAACTGATGTTGGTGTGTCTAAGTCTACACCAAGGTCATACATCATGGCAAGTAGTGCGTTCTGCCAATTTGCATCTGGTGTTGAACCAGTCTGGTAATCACCCTTTTGCCAACGGCTTACCGTTAACCAACCTCTCCATGATCCCGCGTGAAACACCAATGCTCCTGAGTTAGCTCTATACAAACTGAATCCAAGCGTTATGTCTCCAGTATTTCCGGTATAGATTGTACCATTAGCATTTGCTGCTTTTCCTGTGTAATTTCTTACTGATGGATTAAGCACAACAATATTTGTTTGTTTTGTAGACGAAGAAGCGTCTACAAAATCAACTTCATCACCAACAACACCAACTGCTGTGGTATATGTTTGTCCAGTTGTTAGTGCTTGAACTGAAGATGAATTTCTCCAAATTGGCAATGTTTTGCTAGCAAAAGGAACATCCAATGTATCATTCACTGGTGCATTTACCTTAAACCATTGTCCTGTCAAGGAGTCCTCTGGTCTTCTGTCAGTATTATTTGGTGTTGTGGTTCTTGAATCTCTCCATGTACCAGTATATTCAAGTGGATCTCTACCAGTTCCTGTGAACCCAGCCGAAACATCTACAGTTTGTGAATCCTTATAACAGATCATCGTACGCTTATTTGTATCAGCAGCAGCAAATCTCACTCTCCATAATGCAGTATTGCCACCACTAAACATTATATTTACACCAGCATCTCTAGCATTCTTGTAACAGTTCCAAACATTGGTACTCCAATATTCACTGTGACCATTACATACTACTAGTTTTGCCGCATTCAAATATTGATCATTATTTTCCAAATCAATATCTGATACATAGGTAAGATCATATCCTTGAGCTTCTAAGAAATTGGACATCCCGTATTCTGAGTCAAACATGTATGTATTTGCTCTAGTTGATTGAACAGAATAAGGACGATCAAAACTTACAGCATACGCTCTATGCGCAAAGTTTCCTGAACTTCCATCAGTACCACTTTGATATAGGCTTCTACCACTCCATGTTCCTGATCCGATACTACCATTATCTGTAGTTGCTCCCCAAACATTGTAAGCCTGATATGTATTATCAGGTGTTATGATGACTGTCTTATTTGTTGGTGATGACTTTACAGTAAAATGACAGCTTGCCACATTTGTTGTAACATCTGTTCTTCTAAACAGAACATAATAAACTCCTGGAGTAGCATCTGATGGAATTGTCCAACTTGCTGTTGTTGACCATGCGCAAGAAACGCTTCCCAAAGTTCCATCTGTTGATGGTGCAGATTGCGATGCTGGAGTTCCTGTAATATATGTTGACGCACCTATTACGTTTCTTGCGCCAAGCTGTTCATTGCCGTAAAATCCCAATCTGTAAATCTCAACTCTAAATGGGTTGTTAGTTGAATCTACTTTAAAGTTTACAGTATCTCCAGATGAATACGATACTTTGTCTGTATATCCTGCAATAGTTGAATTAGTACCATTTGCACCAAGGAACCAATTGGACCTATGTGTGCCTGGCAGACTATTCTCTTTAACGATTGCATTGGGGAATGCAGAATTTATATCTGCCCCGGCATTTTCGTAAGCTGCTTGAGCTGCAAAGCTCACAGTACCACTCGACGCTATGAACTGAGATGTTGCTCTATATTGACCTGTGGTTAGATTCTCTGGATAGCTCTTTGTTTGATCTATATCAGCCATACCTGATGCCCAAATAAATTGGGTATCTTGTCCTGGCTGATATGCATCAACTGTATCTAGGTTTCCTGCTGGTCCAAATTGTCTCCATCTACGAGTAGAGTTTGTTGCTGTGGTATCTGGATGGGAAAATCCACCAAATAATACAGCTTTACCAGTCACTGTAATTGATGAAGAAGGTCTTAATTGATAATTTGCGGCAAGATTCACAGCATCACCTGTGCCATTACCAGTGGCAGCTATGAAATTTCCCAAACCAGTAATTTCATAGATTACACCAGCTACGTTCTCGGCACCATTAAGTGTCATGTGAACAGCAGTTTCTCCACCAACTGAAACAAAATCATGCCATGACGCATCCTGAGCGCCGCCACCATAAGCGTTTCTTCTTGAAAATGTAGTTCCACCACTATTGGTAATTCTAAATGTCGCTATAGCGCCACCAGCGATGAAGATTACAAGTTTAGAGCCTGCTGTTGTGGCAGGTATTGTAATTGTCTTAGTTGTTCCAGCAGCTTTAGCATGTGTGAACTGAGTTTTATTTATTTTAGTAGCCATTAGTACCCCTTGGCTACAGCTATAATGTAGAACTTATCTGCTTCTGAATTATACTGCACACCAACAAAGTCTCTCTTGCTAGCCGCTGTTGATAATGTCAAACTAGTGATATCTGCACCGAATGCAAATTTATTTCCTAATGTTAGCGTACGAGAACCAGTGCCATCTTGAGTTATTTCAAAGAGCAATCTTTGACCATCGGTGGCGTTGGTAGGGTTGGCTAGAGTTCTGTTTCCTCCTAAGGTGACTCTAAAATGATTACCCAATGCAGCATTAGTGTTGATGGTAGCACCATCTGTGAGATTAACTGGTCCTGCCTCAAGAGCATCTATTCTAGTGTCAAGTCCTGAAACTTGAGTTTCAAGGGCATCAAATTCAGCTGTACTCGGGCCACCATGTGTATGATCTGACCTTGCTGCTTTTGTACCCACACCAACTTGATTAAATTCACCTATTGATCCTGGGTAATCAGAGGAACCTGCAAGCTGCACTCCACTACCCCCACCGCTAAATGCGGCTTCTTCAATGGCTTCAATATCAATATTGTGCTCTCGGAAGAACCTACCATATTTATCTTCTGGTTCTGGCATGGGTACATTATATCACAGCAACATATAATATGTTATGAAATGTCTAAACGGAGTTTTTCTAGATCATCCAGAAAATCCTCCGCCTTAAATTTCTTCATTCCTTTTTGAGTAATTATTGTATTGGATGAAGAGAATGGAATATTATAATATTTAAAATAGTCAGCGTGTTCTTTTGCCATCTTTTTTGCTTTTACTTTATAGGACAAAGCGTTGAACTTAATAACAACACCAACTATTAGACCTACAGTTGTTCCATAATAGAATATTACGTCACCGGCTTCTATTGAGTTTCCAAAACGATCTAATTTATTCACCCAAAACCCTCAGATTTCTTTACTTTATCAACATTATTGTCTTTTTTGAAAGCAGTTTCGGCGCTTCTTCTTAGACTCTTGTCTTTGAATCTCCAGTCTTTTGAAGTGCCATCCTTATATTTTACTTCCAAAAAGTAGTAATAATTACTTGGTACTTTCTTTGCTGGCATATTTTCCTCCATCTAATATTGCGACCCTGAAGGGATTTGAACCCTCGATATCTTGATTGACAATCAAGTGCATTAGACCACTATGCTACAGGGCCGAAACCCGAATCACGAGGAAACGGGCGGGCAAAATAAGAAACGTCTTTCGAGTTTTCTTATTGTTAAATTAAAGATGGCCTAGTCCTATGTCACCATCATAGAAACAGCAGCAAGCCTGCAAACTCACTTCGGACGCTGTGACTGGCCTTATTACGGGTTATTATCCAGTCTGTTTATCACCTTGCAGGGTGTCCCGTTGCTATTGGTCTGACTCAGAAACCTAGCTGTCACTAGGATAAGAAACTTTACACAGCTACCAGACAGTACTTTTAAGCGTAGCAATAGTCGTTAAATTCAATCTTATTGATTTTTAACTTTCCAGATCTTTCCATTGATTTTAATCAATTTGATTTTTGCGCTTCGCAATTCTATATTGCCAAATGTTTCAGCGCCAGTTCTGGTTTTAAAAGTATGTTTTGATTTCACTTTACCTTGCATATCAATAGCTTCTACTTTATATGAATCTGACTTATATCCCATATCACTTTTTCCAAACTATTTTACCATCAATGATTACTTCTTTGGCTTCTGGATGCTTCTCCAGAATTTTAAGCAAATCCTTAGTTTCACTATTGGTTGTTTTGGACCCTTTGCCTCTAAATTTAACCACTACTTTATATTTCATTGTAGCCCGTACGGGATTCGAACCCGTGACCTCCTGATTGAAAGTCAGGTGAAACTACCGCTGTTCTAACGGGCCATAATTAGACGCTGACCTCACGACCCTTTACTCTTGGTCAATTTGAGCCGCTAAGCCCATCTTAGTGTTTCCTGGTGAAGAACCAGGGTTTCGGCAATCCTACACCTTTAAGAAACACTAACGTCCAATTAAATTATCAAGCCATAATCCTAGATCGTAGGATATCGCTCATCATATTATTTCGAGGGTTATTGATATGAGCATTTGTAAAATCAGAAGGTTGAAGCTCTCTACCAATTCTACCCTCTAGACACTGCACACAAAGCATTCCTGATTCCGGCATTTTTGCCATCGTGAACCACACTTCGTTCTTTACAAAATAGTGTTCATGTTGCGTGTTACGTTGGCAATCAACACAGAGCCATTTCTGCTTTGACTTGTGCATGGCTATTTCTCCTTATGACATTTGGAGCATAACATTTTAATTTTAGTTAGATTATTTCCATCTTTAATTGGTTTTCCCTTTAGAGGACCATCTGCTCCACATAATTGACATTTTTTAGCCACGTACCCCCACGGAGAATCGAACTCCGGTCTCAAGAATGAGAATCTTACGTTCTACCACTAAACTATGGGGACTTAACCCAAGCCGTGTGATCTGTTGGGCCGGATGTCCAGATTTGCACTGGATCTTCCGCCTCTAATGGCGGCGTGCTCTCAATTAATTAACACTACATCCAACGCTGCCCTAGCAGGATTCGAACCTGCAACCATCCGATTAACAGTCGGACGCTCTGCCGTTGAGCTATAGGGCATTAAGCTCTGGTAACAGGAATCGAACCTGTGAAGACCTGATTAACAGTCAGGCGTTACTGCCAACAGTAACCCTACCAGAAGAAGAAAGCTTTCACAACCGTGAGGCTGGCTTTGCTTTCCTGTTGCTAGAGTAGTGATCCATAGTTGGGTCCTAATTGACCCTTCCGGTTTCTTAACCCTGCTTGCTTATCCTAGCATCTGTGATCTTTGATGTCAACTAGCTGTCTTGGTAGACAACGAAACAGCTTCCATCGCTTAGATCAAAAATGCAGTAATTCTCTGACTTCTGCCACTCACTATCTGAAAGCCATGGGTGAGAGTCTAACACGCCTTCGATCGCATCGTCAATAGATCCATAAATATGCTTCATCTTGATGTTTGATCCTGATGCCGTGCGATACATTACTGAGTAGTGCATTCATCCTCCTCAGCAAAGGGAGATTCCATTTCCAGAAGCTTACGCAGCTTTGGCATATCTTTTGGTGTGCGCTCCAATGCTTCCACTAGAGCATCAAACTCTTCTGGTTCCATCAAAATTAGCATTAGAGCCTCCAATAATTATCCGTTTGCCCCGCCGTTGTTGCCATTTACACCAGGAGCATTTTCTTTTGCTTTGCCTTTTTCACATGCACCAAAAAACATTGCTTCATATTCATCATCAGCCATCGAGATATCTTCGAAATAAATCAACGTTCCAATGCTATCACAGTACCTATAAAGATTATTGGTGCCCTCAACCAATTCTGCATTAACTGTTTTCTTATCTACTTCTTTACAAGCAGTAAGTGAGACTGCTGCAAGCACGATAATCAGAGCGGCCGTGAGTTTACGCATTTGGTCCTCCATAGACATAGGCGCTTCCAATCTGGATGGAAACTACGCTTCTAACGATTACATCTGTTTGTATGGCGTTTGCAGTAGTGTAGGTCGCAAATTGTTTGCGACCATTGCTATCTTTAAAGCCTACTTTAATTAGTGTCACGTACCGCGTCTGGGAATTGAACCCAGCTTCCCCGTATTTATAAGATACGTTCCAGCCACCAGCTAAGTTTACGCGGCGTAGCCATCTTGTGTGATGACTAGTGTACTTCATGTGGAGTTTGCTGTCAAGACACTTTCTTCCAGCTTACTGTCTTACGACCTGTCTTGAAATAATCTATTTGCTGTCTCCACAATCTTCCGCATGGACAGACAAATCCTAGATATTCTACCTTTATGGAACCATCTTTGTTATATTTTACATTGTCACCACGAGGAGATCTTTTTAATTTTCTATAGTCACACTTAGGACAATAGTTACTTCTTACCACTTACTTTTAAAACCTCTAACGCTTCAACTACTAGCCCCGCGTTTTTGGCAAACCATTTCCTATCTCTCCAGGCCTGGTCAAAATTAGGCTTCAATTTACTTCCATCATACTTATACCAATCGTATGAGTATTCGCCTAAAGATGATATTACCCTTGCAAGATTTATAAAATCTATTTGTTGCGTTGCCTGACGTAGTATGTCACGCGCTTCTTCTTTTGTCAAGACTATTCTCAACCCCTCTTATGGGTTGACAGTCAACCTTGGCTCTGAGCAAGAAGGCTACAGCATCTGGTAGGTCCATGTCAACCCCCTGTAACCGATGACTGTTGATATAAATCCTTCTCTTTGCATAGCCCTCTAACTCAAGAGTCACATCATAAAAATCATAATTCTCAACATACCGCCACTTCATATATGTTATTTTCATGACTTTCTTGCTACCAATCCAATAGTACATTTAAAGCAGTGATATATATCGTGGTCACAATTTTTCGATTTAGTTTTATATGCTGTAGGAAATATTGTAGGCTGTGGACCTGATCCACATACCTCACAAATCTCTCCAATCAACAATATTCTACCTGAAACACAGTGACTACAAAACTCAGGTCTTGGCAACCTGATAGTTTTTACTCTCTTGTTTACAAAGTTAACACTACCATCTGAATTAGGTAGTGCGTCACCCTTTAGGTTATTGCAAGGTTGACATGCCAATCTTAAATTATCTAAAGCCCAAGTTCCACCTGCTGATAAAGGCCACCAGTGGTCAATTGTTACTTCTTTTCTAGCTTTGAATGGCTTCTCACAGATGTAGCAAAAGTAACCATCCCTCAGTGCCAGAGCGTCAACAATTTCTGATCTGGTTGCTTTGTTAGGCTTAGGCTTCTCCTTCAACTCTTCCACCATTATTCCAGCCTTTCATTTCTGCGAACCATAATACAGTAGGGATCGCAGAGCAGTCAAGCTACAGTACTCTCAACCCCGCCAAAAACGCCTCAATTTCTGATGGCATATTTTGTTTTGGCGCCCTAATTACATTATCATTCGATTTATTCTGTTCTTCCTGTTTCAACCTGGCCTCTTCTCGCCTGGCTGCCATCATATCGGAGTAGGTTACCACATCAATCGTCGTCTGTCTAGGGGTGTGCACCGCTGCGTTATACGCGGCACCACATACAGCATCAGACAAGTCCTTACTAGACTTATTTGTGTGATCTACATTTCCATTTGGTAATACCACTAATTTCTTCAATTCATTTCTTAATAGATCTACATTTGGTCCTTTAATTCTATGCTCGCCCATTAATGTAGCTAAGTCGGTGTAATGATCTCTACCAACAGATAATTTTTCTGCTTTTATATCAGAGTCGTTGAGATGTTTAATCGTCTGATCTGAATTCCAACGGTCAAAAGTTACTAGCTTTATATTGTATCCATATCTCTTGATAGAGATAACGAAATCTCTGACATCAGAGAAGTCCACAGGTCTATTCCTATCCGGCTTCCAATATCTAACCAAATCAACAACTACATTTGGTGACATCTCTCCTTCCGCATCGAATACAGTCTTCTGCCATGATTCAACATGAGCCATTGATATGGCACAGTTGTCTTGTACGCGAGCAAGGTCAATATGAATATAGTATTCCTTTGTTGGGTCTGGCTGTCCTGTAAATTGAACATCACCAGTGACATCAGATAGCGCATTTCTTCCACTAAAGGCAGCATCAATTTTCTCTTTTGCTCTAAACCATCCACCATCAGTAGTGTCACTAGGATTACAAGCAAAACGTCCAAGGGCATCGTCTGGATTTTTATAAAAGTCTCTTTTGAAAGAATTGATGGTTTTAGTAGGATTAACCTTCCATGTTGGCCTACGCATAGCCCACACTTCTGGAAACTTATATGAAACGATATTGTCTTCAGTCCATCTGATTGAATATTCATTTTCTTCTACACCATCTTCTAAATCTTCATCAAGTTTAAAGGTATGCTCATATAATACTTCCTCTTTTTCCGCAATAGCATCATGATATTTCGTCATGATGAATCCATCTTTAGATCTTGGGAAGCTCAAAATAAGCACTTTACCAATATCATCGAAACGAGATGATACAGTAGCACTCAATGTGTCATACATAGCATTGGCTGCTGGATGTCCCTCTTCTTTAGAACCCTCGTCAAAACCATCAATCTCGTCAAGTACCGCAAGAAGAATATTGTATCCCTCCGTTGCTTCACCTTCTGAGTTACCAGAGTAAACAGTTATCTCTTTCTTGAAAACTATAGACTTCTGCAATGCTCTATACTTACCAGCAAACCATGGGCATTTTTGCACTCTAGTTTTGAAACCCTTAAAGAATACGTTAGCGGCCTGGTCGGCATTGATCGCTACGTTAATAATGTCTATGGCGTCACCTGAGGGCTTTCCATAATACTCCGCAGGGTCCTTGAGGCACAATAGCTGATACACCACGTACGCACAGATAATCGTAGATAAGGCATCCTTACCAGAACCCTTCCCAAGAGCCATAATAAGCTCCTTCTTGTTCTGACGCCATAAGCGGGCACCCTCTACTTCTCCGTGCAGACGCTTGAGTGTGTGCTCTTTATATATCTGAGATCCAATCTTAACTATTTCAAGCTGATATTCTGAAAGCTTTGGGAATCCTAGATAATCTTTTGAATATACAAATGTCTCTACATCTACTGGTATTTCTTCAAACTCATCTTCATCCAGCGCACCCATGTAGTCTGACCAGTCTAAAACATTAGCCAACTACAACGCCTTCTGCCTTACCTGTTATATCTGATAGTCTTCCTTGAATTTCTCTACCTATATTTGGATGTTTTCTAGAAATTTCTCTGAGAATTTCTACAAGTATTGTTTGCTTTCTTTCCATCTCAGCAATTTGATCACCAATGGTATTATCAGCTAGTATCCCAGCTTTGGCTAGTAAATCCACACGTTTTGCTTCAGCATCCGCCACCATTTTCAATCCAGCCATTGCTGCCTTTGGATCATCTTTAAATTCAGCAGCTTCAATATTTCTATAAAGAGCCTTGATGATATCACTATAATGAGTGTCAACGCTCAATACAATATCTTTTGCCCTAGTTCTAATTACTTTGTCCTGTGCGGCATAGTCTCTGAAGTCTTTCAGATGTTCTTCAACAGACTGTCTTCTCATTCCAGTAAGTCTAACTATCTCAGGCACCGTGTGACCTTTTACATAAAGCAAAACTATTTCTTGTTGTTCATCATATCTACGCATAATGTCTGCTTCAGTAAGGGGCCTCTTTTCTAATTCAGACATTTTTATGATAGCTCCTTTTTCTTATTACTTTCTTTATCTGCCCCGGATTAAATCTTTCTCTATTTCCTCTTGAATCCTCACAGATTATCCAGGCCTGATCAAGATCGCCAAGACATAGAACATGCAGATATGTATAGGTTTTCCATTTACCCTTTATCTTAACTTTAGATCCAGGTTTTACCCAGTTACCATCAAATGCAATATCATATGTGATACTCTCCATTATTTCATCCCGCCATTATGAGTCCCTGAATAAACTACGCCTTTAAAGCTAATCTTTCTATATTTTATATTTCCACATTTGCATTTCTGCGGCTCATCTCTTTTATTCATAGGAATATTTTCTTCTGATTCACTATCACATAAAGCACAATAGAACTGATATAATGCCATGTCATCAACTCCTTACATAAACATTATATCAGTTCTATCAATGTAGTCAATTACTCTGAGAGTGCACGTCTGATTCCCTCTTCTAGGGAAATCTTTGGAATATAAAACTTATTCATTTTTGTAGGATCTCCAACTCTATAGTGCACACCTTTTGGTGCAGATAGTAGATGTTTGAACTCTGGCTTAAAGCCTGCAATTTCCGTCATCCTATTTGCAAGCTCATTAAATGAAACTGGGATTCCACTGCATAGATTTACTGCACCCTGAATATCTTGTTTTATCGCTTCCATGGTGGCATCAACTACATCATCAATATGAATCCAGTCTCTAACATGCGTTCCTGGTCCCCATATTTCAAATACAGAATCTCTTCTATTGACTCTCTGCATTAAGTCAGGGAATGGATAGCCAAGGGCTTGATCTTCACCATATCCTGAGAATGGTCTAAAGATATGAACCCTGACCCCCTCTTTCTCAGCATATTGAGCTAGCATCTCACCTGTCAACTTGGACCAACCATAAGTATGATCTGGATTATTTATATCTTGTAAGTCAATATCTGATTCTTTTAGTCTATGAGTATTTAAATTATTATTTATTGAATTGTCAAACTCTTCTTGCATCCATATCGGATAAGCTGCTGAACTAGAGTAATATACAAAATGCTTTGGTTTTGTTCTAATTGCCCATTGAAATGCTTCAGAGTCAATAGCTAGGTCTACAGCTACGCTTAATGGTGCTCCCTCTATGGTTGCTCTTCCTCCAACTACCGCTGCTAAATGTACAACTAAATCATAATGCGTATCATCTTTGCGAAAGAAGTCTCTCGCGTCCACAGGATTTTCTGCGACGATATCAACACCCGTTATATCCCATCCCTGTGCTTCTAGTTTTCTTACAAAATGTCTTCCCACAAATCCTTTGTGTCCTGTTATTAATGCCTTCATAATATCCTCCAGATATATTATAAACTAAAAGATATTATGAAGAAGCAATCAATCTAGCACGCCAGATAGAAGCTGGAATATACTGGATTCTTCATGGTGCATTACTGTGTAACCGGCCTGTTGAATCAAATTCTCATACGCGGGCCAAGACCATCCCCATGTATGTAATTCATAATGAGCTTCTGGAACTTCACCATTTGGACCACTAATGACAATGAATTTTGATTTCTCTGCAACTTTTCTCACCATCTCATGAGGTTTATAAAAATGCTCAAGGCATTCTGTCATGATTGTGAGATCGCCCATATCAATATCATCATTGATTACATCAGCAAATCTTACATCTACCCCGCGTTTATTTACAGCATCATGTATATTAGATGGTTGAAAATCATATCCAAATGCTTTAATACCATATGTACTGAAGAATGGCTTTAATGTTTGTAGCAGTCCACCATCTCCACAACATAAATCACTAACTGTTTTTATTTCTGGATTTTTTCTACAAATGTCCATAACAAGTTCTGCTGCGTGCAGAAGTCTATCTCTCTGCATTCCATGCTGATCTATGTGTGGAGCTGCTTCTCTATCATTGTGAAATTCTTGAGTGCTGAAATATGGCACTCCATCTTCTTCATCGAAAAACTTATACTCACCTGGAAACATATTTTCTAATCTTCTCCGCATCTATAGTAAGCTCTTCAATCATGTATTCATTAAAACGTCTTTGATCATTGGACCAATTCTCTGGTGAATTTGCCTCTCTATATGTTTGATCTTCTTGAGCACCGCCCGCTGATGGATGCAAATGCTGAACGATAATATCTGGTAAATAACATACTCCACCAATTGCTTTTCCAAGCTCTAAGAAATAATTATCAATATAAAGATGAATGAATCCTTCAGGCACAGCATACCCTAAAGCTTTAACTATATTTGAAGTAAATCCCATCTGTGTTGGGATATTGATTCCTTGCACAAGATCATTACCATATACTATTCCTGCATCCATCTGCGCTAGTTCTTCACGATATTTCTTGTCCCACCCAATAGTAATAGGAAGATGATCATCACCCATCCAAGCAAGATATTCGTAATCATCAGCATATCTTTTAGCAATAGAATCGAGTGTGGGACCAAAACGTCTTCTTTCAGGACTTACGACCATTGATATATTTCTATTTGAAACAATATCATAATATCCATCAATCTCAGGGTCATCCCTATCTACTCCGACCACTAATTCAACATCTGATTCAGTTTTATACAGTGCTTCATAAAGCCTCACTATATTTTGTGGTCTTCCTCTTGAAGGCACAATAAGGGCCATATCTGTCATTACTTTTCCTCTTTCATTAGTTCGTTTATATGTCCCCATCGGGACTTATGTATTGTTGTTGGGGCATCCCAGTCATAGTTTATTATCTCTTGCACCTCTGGTTTTAATGCATATCCATTAATTACATTTGTATGTGCTGCTATACATATTAGACAATCTATTGGAGAATAGAATCCTTTCTCATGGATATGCTCTAACATCCTCTGACATCCTCTTCTTGTGAAATACATTGAGACGTTGCCATATCCCTGCCAGAGTCCGCACATTTCATCATGACCATAATCAAATATTGATCCCTTATGAGGTTCATAATGAGGCTCACCAACCGCATTAAAGCCGCTAATCCCAGCATAGTCACCTGTTTGATTTAGTGGAGACCAACAAGCAAACATGTCCATCCTTCTAGGCAAATGATCCAGATAATAATCTATCTTTTCTTGAAAGTTTGCTAGCGGGTGCGCATCGTCTTCAAAATATAAAATTCCATCGTTCGCCGCACCATATTCGAAGCAATTTAGAACTGAATAGAAAATGCCAAATTCCCCAGCCTTAAAAGGTCCTGGGGTATCCACGTTATTCCATTTTTTCTTGGCTTTGCGTAATTCTTCAGGATCTTTACCATTGATAAAATCTATCTCTATTACTTCTCTCCAAGTTGTAAATCTTTGCCTAGTCCAATTTTTCTTTTCTTCTCTAGAATTATCTATACTTATAATTGTAAATTCATTCATAATAATCCTGCCGCCTGGAGTGCTCTTCTAATTGTCATTTCAGATACTCTGGCCTCCTTCGCCATATCGGCTATATTTTTTCCTTGCTGTACAAATCTTAGCTTAAGCCAGGCTTCTGACGTATAAAGTTTTTGACTCATAGTATTTTAGTGCTCACCACCCAACCGATTCCAATCGCATCTGTCACGTTGTCTGAATCTATAATTAATCCGAATTGATTTCTCACCCAATTTTTCGTCTTCTGCTTTCTTATTTCTCTACCTTTTTGCTGATACCAGTTTTTACTCTTACCTGGATAGTCTGTCTTTATTTTCGCTTTTTCTGTTGGTGTTAGATTGGGATTTCCAATTGCACTTTGCCATGATATTGGTGCAATTTCTACAACCTCTGCATGATCTTCCACTAAGCAACTGATCACTGTTCCAGCAACATAAGCCATCTTAATTGCTGTATCAACTGACTTTGCAAAAATAGTTTTCTCTATGGCTACAAATGAAATATCAAATTCATTTCGCAAGCCTTCCATTTTCCTTCTTGCATCCGCCGCTCTGTGATAGACAGTATCACCTTTAAATAATACTTCACCATATTTTATTAATTTATTATCATTAAATACAGAAAAAGCTAGACTGTTGGTAGAACAATCCAGTCCCATAACTGGTCTATCATTCTTCCAAAATATACTCAAAGCCTAGCTCCTTTAATAACTTTATTTTTTGCAACTCTGACTCTTTAACTTGGCATGCATGACACACTTCATCAGAATTATATCTTGATAGATTTGCCTGGCAAACAGAACACTTCCTATCTTTATTTTTCTTTCTTGCTTTTTCCTTATGATATTTTTCAATAAGTTTTTTATTTGTTGCAGCATTACAACATTCTTTTTTACAATAAACCATGTTTGGGCGGCGCTTTGTAAACAATTCGCCGCACCACGCACATGCTACCCCTAAATCAGTCGAGATCATCCTCATACTTTAGTATTTCTACTTCAGTATCTCCTTCCGGTTGACTGAAGCACCACTTTTGCAAGGGACATTCTTTACATATCTTTGAATTTGATCGAAATGGATTTTTGGGAAGCTTTCCTTCTTCATATGTAGAATGAACCAATCTCATCCATGATACAACCTTTTCGACTGCTTTCTTATTCTTTTCTGTCATCTGAACAGGAATCATGAGTTTTTGATGATCATTCTTATCCTCATAAAGCAACACACCAAATTCTTCACCCAGGAAATACAAGTAAAGAAGAAGTTGTAATACTTGATAACCTGGGCCAGCATTTTTTGCTCGTCTTGATACCCAAGCTTCTGTTCTTGTTGTTTTGATTTCTATTACCAGATTGTACCCATTGAAATCTTTAATTATAACATCAACAAATCCTCTTACAGGAGGATCTTCAACTATTAGCTCATGTTCAATGACCACATCTAAATTGCTATTTTGCAGATTGCTTTGAATTCTAGTGTGGGCATCTGTCCCAGCTGTCATATTATCTACTGATTGTGAGCTATGATGTTCATACCAATCGGCCCCGCGAAAAGCTAAAACCCATCTACGTGGGCAAGTACCTGATCCGTAACCAATTGTGGAAGGGGAAAAGCTGGTTTTTTGTAGATGTTCATCCTTGGTGGATGCATCTGAATAAGATGCATCCAATACTTTTGTTAATTCTTTTAAATCATATGGTGTCTTCTTTAAGACTAAATTTGCAAATTGTGACATATTCTATAGACCAAGTTTTGCTGGATACTTTAAAGCATCGCAAAGCTTGTCCAGTGCCTCCTTTAAACTATGATAGATATTCTTCTTATAGTTATTTGGAGTGCCAGCCTTGTCTCTTTTGATGGTAGAGTATGTGACAGCTAGAACAGCATATTTGGTGCTGAGAGCCTGAAGTTTTACAATCAATTTCTGTGCCGCCGCAGGATCAATACCTGGTTTGATGATAAGCTTGATTACTAATTCCATAGCTTCATCAAAATCGCTATCTTCCAGAAATTCTGATAAATCATTTATTTCCGTTATTTTACTAACTGTTTCTAAAATGTTTTCATCATTCATTTTTGTCTCCATACTCCTTGATCCAACAACTCAACATTTGTTTAAACATGGTGTCGCCAATAATCCACGTTCTTACAGTATCTCTATTCTCTCCCATTGCAATGAGAAGAGCTGGCTCCATTCCATGCTTAATAGCATCAGAGCAGATCTTGGCCCAGACCTTTTTATTAAAGGTGAAAGATGACTTAGCTTCTTTTACATCTACAATAAATGGATGTAAAACGCCATCTCCTTTCTCCCACGGATTTCTCCCGCTGTTTCTTTGTGGAGTAGCACCAGCTATTTTTAGTTCTGCTTTTTCTGATTTAGCATCTGCCATGTCATTTTTCCAATCCCAATAATTGTTCCCAATTGCCTTCAATATTAGATTCATGACCTTCAGTGCAAATAACAAGAAGTGTTTTCTTACTTCCATTATAATACACTTTGTCAGCAGGTGCAAAGCATTGATCACACCCTGTATCCAAATTATTTATCTCAATAAGGTCGGGTGCCTTAGAGGCACCCTTCCCACTTAAAAATTCCCTAGGCACTTGCCAACACTTTCTGTGTAATCTCTTCAACTATCAGTGGATTTGATCTAAGCCAATTGAGCATCTTTTGACGCCCTTGGAATTTCTCGTCTCCATAGGAATACCAAGCTCCACCCTTACTGATGATACCTAGCTTTTCGGCTAGATCGGCAATTTCACCAACTTGATCTACACCCAGATGTTCTCCCGCATAGTAGAAATCATACTGACCAGATTTGTTGGGTGGACCAATTTTATTGAACTCTACAGTATAGGTGACAGGCCTTCCAACAGGAGTTGATATAATCTTGTCTCCTCTTGTAAGATCAGCGGTGATTTGTTCACGCTCTGATGCAGATGACCATAGCTTGATTACCGTACTAGAATAATACTTCATCGCTTCCCCGCCCATTGGCTGTAGTGAAGCGCCATAGGTATTGAATTTATTTCTAGCTTGTGAAATAAGAATCAATGCTGTTTTCTTATTTACATAGTTGAATTTATTGACAGCAATGCCAAGTTCTTTAGACATGGTACCAATTTGCTTAGTACCTTCTAGACCATCTTTCAACTGGTCTTCTTTTTCAAAGTATGTAGAAGGAAGAAAAGATGAAATTGAATCTGTAACCAAAACATCAATTCCCTCTGACATTAGATCGCAAGAAATAGCAGTCCAGCTATCAATATCTTTTACAGGTGACACAAGCAATTCGTTTGTGTCAACACCAAGGCTTTCCGCCCACTTGGGGTCAAAGCTGGATTCAGAATCAATCCAGGCACAGCTCAGTCCTGCCTTTTGAGCAATTCCAACTGTCTGCAAACACATTGATGACTTACCTGCTGATTTGTTTCCCCAGACGAGAGTCTGTCTTCCCATGCCTACCCCGCCCAAAAGATCGGCGTTAAGTCCCATGCTGGCAAGCTCCAGCTTTTTAATTTCTAGCTTGGATGCTGCTTCTACCCTCATTCTAGTTTTTTTGCCTAGCCTTGCTAGGATGTCTTGAGTGCTCAAGCAGTCCAACCTCCAGTACTTCCATATCCACCTTCACCGCGCTTGGTATCAGATAACTCATCTACTACTTCAAATGTGAATCCTGATACAACAGGAACAAAAACGATTTGAGCAATCCTTTGTCCCGGTGACACATTATATGACTTATCACTATGATTAATTAGAGTCATTGAAATTTCACCACGATATCCAGAATCTACAACTCCAGAACTGTTCATTCCAATTCCTAATTTAGTGGCCAATCCTGATCTTGGCCTGATTAGACCCATGTAGCCAAGTGGGATCTCTAAAGCGATTCCCGTTCTCACTAGTTTTTGAGTACGCCCATGAATTGTTACTGACTCAATTGAATACAAGTCCGCAC